TACAGTTAAGTGTTGGTGATAGTAAACGTATGGCATGTCCAGTGTGTCATACTAAGAATACATTTACTATTACTAATACAATGGGTAAGATTGTTTGGAATTGTTACAAGGCTAGTTGCCCTGTGTCTGGTGGTACAAATGTGGCACTGTCTGTTAGTGATGTTCGCAAGGCACTGGGATACATGCAGGTAGAAGAAGATTTGATAGTGCCATTCGCTAAACCAGAGTATATAGTCAATGATGGACATGAGTGTTGGAAATTCCTTGAAACCTATGAGTTATCTGCTGACGCAGTTAATGTCCTGTATGACGTAAAGGATCACCGCATTGTATTCCCTGTGCTAGATGAGCATGGCGTGATGGTTGATGGATCAGGTAGATCCTTGGGAAAAAGAATACCTAAGTGGAAAAGATATGGAAATAGTGACTTGCCATACCATCATGGCTGTGGTAATGTCGCTGTAGTGGTGGAGGACAGCGTGAGTGCAGCAGTCGTAGGTGCGACAGTGAATAACGAACTCAAGCTGGATGCCTCAGATGATGATGTATATGTCGGGGTGGCTGTGTTGGGTACATCATTATCGGAGGGACACAAGAGGTACTTGTCGCAGTTCTCCACCATAATCGTAGCACTTGACCCCGATGCCTTACCTAAGTCACTCAAGTTTGCTAAAGAGCTACGTACTTACTGCCCTGATGTCAGGGTATTGAAGTTGACAGACGATCTAAAATATAATAACCCAGTAGATATAATTAATCTGATAGCCCTAACAGAAGGATACACCCCAGATGGAACTAGCACTAATACGTAGTCTGATGGACAAAGAGTTCTATGACAACCACCGTGGATCACGATGCCCAGAACGATTGTTCAGCCCTGATGTACGTAAGATCAAGAAGGCAATCGACAGTGCCATGCAGCGGTATGAACGCACTGTAACACCTGATGAGATTGAGGCGTTGTTCATGTCGAGCAATGCCACCCTCACTACAGCACAGAAGACAGCATACTCTGCACTCTTTGCCACTGTAAAGAGAGAGGCACCTATGGGTGTGGACATTGCACAAGAGGTGTTGTCTAAACTATTCCAACAGGTAATCGGTGAGGACATTGCCAACCTTGGCTTTGATTATGTCAATGGTACTAAGGATACCCTTGAGCCATTACGTAACATGCTTGAACAGTATGGTGATGACTTCACCCCCAAGCTAAACATTGAGTGGGAAGACTCAAGCATTGACCACATCCTGTCACTCAATAGCCTTGAGAGCCAGTGGACATTCAACATCCCTACCCTCACACGTAAGGTAGAGGGCGTCAATGCTGGTCACTTGATTGAGGTTGGAGCAAGACCTAACACTGGCAAGACTTCATTCCATGCCAGCCTAATTGCTGGTGAGGGTGGCTTCGCATGGCAGGGTGCTAAGTGTATTGTTCTGTGCAATGAGGAAGGCTATCACCGTGTGGCTCACCGCTACATCACAGCCGCCGCTAACATGGAAGCCAAGGATGTTGTCGCTAACAAGGGCAAGGCAATGGCTGCATACGATAAGATCAGAGACAACGTAAAGTTCAAGGATGCTACTGATCGTGACATGTCATGGGTTGAGAGTGTGTGCAAGACATACAAGCCAGACATTGTAGTGCTTGACATGGGTGACAAGTTCGCTAAGACAGGTGGCTACTCACGCACTGATGAAGCACTCAAGGCCAACGCTATCTATGCCAGACAGATTGCAAAGCAACAGGGCTGTGCTATCTTCTACATGTCACAGCTATCAGCAGATGCAGAGAACAAGGTTGTACTAAATCAATCTATGATGGAGGGTAGTCGTACAGGTAAGGCAGCAGAGGCAGACCTCATGTTGCTGATCGCTAAGAACCCACCAGTTGAGGGTGCTGAAGAAGAAGATACTATGCGCCACCTCAATGTCGTTAAGAACAAACTGTCTGGTTGGCATGGCATCGTCCACACTAACCTCAACTACAAGACAGCTAGGTATGAGGCATGAAAACGAGAGGAGACTTATTAGTTGAAGCAGGTATTACTATGACTAAGTTAAAGAAAGTCCAGAAAGAAAATGATATGTTGCGTGGTCAGGTTGACATGCTGCAACGTGAGTCCGAATACTGGGAACATCAGGCCAAGACCCTTGAGGTACGCAAGACTAAACTTGAGGGGCAGCTTGCCTTATGGAAAGGAACAGCACCATGATACAAAGATTATTAGATTGGATAGAGAAAAAACTTGACAATCGTGACACCCCTGATTATTTTAGGGGCAACCCTAGCTTAGAGGAATTGTTCAAGAAGGAACGTGAGAAGGCCATGCAAGATGAGAAAGACGAAGGCATATGGAATGGCTAGTAAAGTATACCTTGTAATGAATCCTATGGGGTGTGAGTCTGTCTATGGTAACAGAGACAAGGCAGAGGACAGACGTAATTACCTCATGGAAAAGTATGCCATGAACCACTGGATAGAAATAAAGGAGATCACAGTTGATTGATGTAAATCTAAAAGACTACATGGGTACTGACCTATCTGTAGTCAATGCAGCAAGGGTATCCTTTGGTAAGGAGACTGAAGAGTTCAATACTTCAGACGCAAACCTAATCAAGTTCCTAGCCAAGCACAGACATATGTCACCATTCGGTCACTGCTTTGCTACCTTCCATGTCAAGGCTCCCATCTTTGTAGCTAGACAACTAGTCAAGCACAAGTTCCTACGTTGGAATGAGATCAGCCGTAGGTATGTAGATGATGAGCCTGAGTTCTATAATCCAGAATCGTGGAGAGGTAAGGCAAAGAATGTCAAGCAGGGAAGTAGTAGTGAGGAGATACCCGACATCAACATCAAGACCACACAGGGCATTCAAAAGAGCCTGTACGAACACTTACTAGCTCAGAATGTATGCCCAGAGCAAGCACGTATGGTGTTGCCACAAAACACCATGACTGAGTGGTGGTGGTCAGGTAGCCTTGACGCATGGGCAGATATGTGTAATCTTAGACGTAAGGATGACACACAGTATGAGACTAGGCTGGTTGCTAATGCAATCAGTATGGATATGAAGGGATTATATCCTGCATCATGGGAGGCATTAGTATTAGTCACGCACAACTTGAAAAGGAACTACCCCATGACTTTATCTTTAGAGGAACTAGTAAAATAACATCACTGTATTAGTTAACGGGCAATACTTGCCATTACTAACACCACAGTAGTAGTAGTAGGAGATAAAAGATGAATGATACTATAAAGATAACTGACATAGACGAACATGAGGATGGCAGCGCAACCGTTCAATTAGACCTTGACCCCGACACGTATGCTGCTATATTCAACGTGGGTTTTATACACTTAATACGAAAGGGTATTGATAATGATCCTGACACTGGACGTAGAGAACACGACAACGACTAGGGATGGTAAGCTACACCTTGACCCATTCGAGAAAGACAATTCACTAACACAGGTTGGTACACTAGATCAATCAGGCAATGAGCATATCTTTACCTTCGATCATTCGGAGAAGCAGGGTACACCCTTTGACCATACTTGTGTGCAATCTATACTTGACAAGACCACATTGCTAGTAGCACACAATGCAGTGCATGACTTGCTGTGGCTGTGGGAGTCTGGCTTCACCTATGACGGTAAGATATTTGACACCATGCTAGGTGAGTACATCCTACAGCGTGGGCAGAAGCAACCCCTATCTCTTGATGCTTGTGCAGAACGCTATGCACTGGACACACAGAAGCAAGACACACTCAAGGACTACTTCAAGAAGGGCTACACCACACGTGACATACCACTGGCAGAGTTGTCAGAGTATCTATCGCATGACCTACATGCAACACAGCAGTTATACAATACCATTGTGTCCAAGCTAGATGGCACTACACTACAGGACAGCATTGACCTGACCAATCAACTTGCCCTGCACCTAGCTAAGATATATCAGCGTGGCTTCAAGGTTGACACAGTGGCACTGGATGCAGTACGTAAAGAGTATGAAGCAGAGCGTGATGATCTAGTGCGTAGCCTTGAGAAACACACTAGCGAATTGATGGGTGACAGACCTATCAACCTCAACAGTCCAGAACAGTTGGGCTGGGTTGTCTATGGGCGTAAGCCCGACGATAAGAAACAGTGGGCCACACTCTTTGATGGTCGTATGGCAAATGCTTCCTTCACATCTACAGTTACTAAGCACTCAACCAAACTGTACAGACAGAAGGCAAAGCAATGCAAGACCTGCTATGGCAGTGGGCAAATCAGGAAGGTAAAGAAAGATGGAAATCCTTTTGCACGACCCAGCAGGTGTGCAGGGTGTGATGGTTGTGGCTATACTTTTATGGATACTGACCGTGTAGCTGGTCTAGGGTTCAAGCCACCTAATGCCAGCTATGTAAGTGCCAATGGTTTCAGCACAGGCAAGGACAGTCTCACTCACCTTGAGGGTATTGCCAGAGCTAAGGGTATGCCAGAGGCAGAGAAGTTCTTACAGAATATGAAGCGGCTCAATGCAGTTGAGGTCTATATCAACAGCTTCATTGGTGGCATATCTACACACACTAAGGCAGACGGTAAGCTGCATGTACGTCTATTGCAGCACAGGACAGGCACAGGCAGACTATCTGGTGCTGACCCTAACATGCAGAACATGCCACGGGGCGGTACGTTTCCTGTGAAGCGTGTGTTCATATCTAGGTGGGAGGGTGGACAGATCATGGAAGCTGACTTTGCACAGCTAGAGTTTCGTGTTGCTGCGTATCTATCACAGGACAAGGTTGCTATTGATGAGGTCATCACTGGCTTTGATGTTCATTCGTTTACTGCCAAGACAATCACTGATGCTGGTCAACCTACTGCACGTCAAGCAGCCAAGGAACACACCTTCGCACCCCTGTTTGGGGCCACAGGATATGGTCGCACACCACCAGAGGCAGCGTACTATGCTAAGTTCATGGAGAAGTACAAAGGTATTGCTGCATGGCACAAGAGACTAGCTGACGAGGTGATGTCTACTGGTTGTATTACTACACCATCAGGCAGATCATTTGCATTCCCCAATGCAGTACGTAACAAGCATGGGGGTGTGTCATACTTCACGCTAATAAAAAACTATCCAGTGCAATCATTTGCAACGGCAGACATCGTACCTATATGTCTCATATACATTGACAAGATGTTGGAGGCAAACAAGATGCAGAGTTGTATTGTCAACAGCGTACACGACAGTGTGGTGCTAGACATACATCCTAATGAGACAGCCAAGGTACTAAAGATCATAGACAGAACTAATGACAAGCTACTATCTATCGTCAATAAGAAATGGAATATAGACTTCAACATTCCTTTACTATTAGAAGCAAAGATAGGCCCGAATTGGCTTGACACCAAAGATGTAGCATGATATAACTACAAAATTCGATCAGTGTTAAGGAGAAAATACACATGACAGAACTAGCAACAATAGACACAACCAACTACGCAGCTATGGCTAAGGCTATGGGCATGGGACAATCTGCCACAGAGAAAAAGACTAGCGCACTAGCACGTCTTCGTATCAATCACACACCAGTGATGGGACAGGCAGAGGTGAAGGGCAAGCAAGTAAACGTTGAGGTAGTTGAGGGCGGCACATATAAGTTGGAGATACCTGATGGACCTACATACTATGCAGAAGAGGTTTCAATTAGGCCGTTTATGCAGCGTTTCATGTACAAGAAATTCGTCATGGGCAATGACAATACGCCTAACCGTTATGTCAAGACTGTTATGGGAGATAACCTTAATGCAGACATGAAGGACAATGACGGTGGCTTCAACTGCGGTAAACCTTCTGGTTGGATTGAAGACTTCAATGCCCTGCCAGATACTATGAAAGATTTGATCCGATCCATCAAGCGTGTTCGTGTTCTCTTTGGCACAGTTGATATGGTCAATGCTACTGACGCATCAGGCAATCCTATGGAAGCACCCACTACACCATTCATCTATGAGATTGAGAACCGTGATGCCTTCAAGACTGTTGGTGTTATCTTCAACAAGCTAGGTAAGATGCAACGTCTACCACCACAGCACTACGTGAAGTTCAAGACAGAGAAACGTGAACTGCCTAACGGTAGCTGCTTCTATCTGCCTGATCCTGCACTTGACTTGATGTCTACCTTGGACATGGACAGTGATACTCAGGGTACGTTTGCTGACTTCGTAGCATGGGTTGCAAACTACAACCAGTATATCCTTGGTGAGTGGGGTGACAAGATGCAGCATGACAACGATGAAATCCCTGATGCCATTGTAGAAGACTTGGTGGACATTGATGCGGAGGACTTTGTGTAATGGACATGCCACCATCAGGCATTGTCTATGACATGTCAAATGCGGAGTACCACAAACAGATAGGGTACTCTTCGTCTGCCATTAAAACGGTGTGTAAGCAATCGCTTGCACACTACATGGCACAGAAACCTTTGGGTGATAGCCCAGCATTTGCATTAGGAAGTGCAGTACATGCCACACTACTTGAGCCAGATCGTGACCTAGTATTCAAAGGCCCAAAGACTAGGGTATCTAAGATGTTCAAGGAAATGTATGCCAACAAGAAAGAAGATGAGGTAGTTCTCACTGAGGTTGAGTACCATGTCCATAATAAAATGTGTCACTCAGCACTTGACAACCCTATATGTAATGAGCTACTAACACATGAAGGAAGGATCACAGAAAGTAGTGTCTTTGTAAATGATCCTTACAGTGGACTAAACCTAAAGACACGACCCGATTTATACATACCAGAGACAGGGCAGATATTTGACATCAAGACTACTATCGACGCTTCGCCAAAGGGTTTTGCAGAACAGGTGGGTAAGTACGCTTATCATATACAAGCTGCTTTCTATTTGTATACTTGTAAACTGGCTGGCCTAGAGGCTAAAGAGTTCAGCTTCATTGCTATAGAAAAGACTGCCCCCTACGTGGCACACTTACACAAGGTATCACCTGAGTTGATGATGAAGTCTTTGGAGAAAGTAAAAGAAACACTGGTTACTGTTGCGGAAGCAAACCTAACTGGTGACTATGCTACAGGTTGGGGTGACTACTCAACCCTAAAGGTCGGAGACTTCTAATACAATGAATGGCAAGAGCTATCGTGCAGCTAGAAAACAAGGGTATCGTAGTGGGCTTGAGGTTAAACTCGCAGAGTATCTAAAAGAGCAGGGTGTACTTGCCACATATGAGTCAATGAAAATTGAATGGGAGGACTTAGCATACCGCACCTACACACCAGACTTTGTACTACCTAACGGTATCATCATAGAGTCTAAAGGTTTGTTTACATCAGAGGACAGACGTAAGCACCTGCTTATTAAAAAACAACATCCCTCCCTTGACATTCGCTTCGTCTTCAGTAATAGTAGGAGCAAGTTAAGGAAGGGTTCAAAGAGTACCTATGCATCATGGTGTGATACAAAAGGTTTCTTGTACTACGATAGGATTGTTCCTCTACCGTGGCTTAAAGAAAAGGGCAAGGCTATAGGACTAAAGTTAATCAGTTTCCCTTATGACAAGATAGTGAGAAAGTAAATGAAAGTATCTGATATTTTATCTGACCTAAAAGAAGAAGACTTTGTGATTCGTATCACGCCGTTTCACGAAGACGGTAACTGGGATGGTGATGTGACAGTGGGGCTGGTATCATCATCAGATAATCCTTTAAACGATGAGGACTTTGCATATCTTTCCCACTTGTGCAGCATGTTATGTTCTGTTATACCTGTCATTGAGGAAGATGAATACGTTAGAGATGCACTGCACCACTACGTACTACACAGACTTGATGATGAATTGCCTGAGAAAGAAGATGATGAACCTAAGTATACTTCCAATGGTAATGTTCTAACACTAACACTAACAACTAAGACAAGAGGTAATGCATGATG